TCAGAGCGGACGCTTTGGCGCGGTCTACTTGCTCCTGCGTGGTGATTGCAACATTCTGTGCTTCTTCCTTTGCGGCGTTATCCAGATAGGCTTGGTATCTGGCACGGCGGTCCTCTTCGGATTCACCGACCACCCCATCATCGAAAAGAGCATCGGCGTCAAAATCGTCGCTGGGAGCGGGGAAGCCAAGGGATTCGAGATCGAAGTCAAAGTCAAGGTTGAGCATATCGATCTCGTGGAGCAGCTCGTCGTTAATCCACTCGGAGAATTCGGAAATGCGGTTGTCGGCCAGACGGTCGAGCTTGATCGTTTCTTCGTCGGCGTCTGTTACGACGCAGGGTATTTCCTCCATGCCGAGCCGAATGGCGGCAGCATAACGGGCATGACCTTTGACGATGATACCGTTGCGGTCGATGACCAGCGGCACGTTGAAGCCAACCTTCGGAATGATCTCGACAAGCAGGTTGACCGTCTTATCGTTTTTCCGGGGATTGCGGACATAGGGCTTGACCTCGGAAATCTTCTTCATCACGATCTGATTAACAATCTCCATCAGTGCCAGCCTCCTTTCGATACTTCTGAAGCTGACGCGCCTGATTCTCGGAGATTGCAGCGCGTGTGAATGAATTGTTTTCGTAGAGCTTCGCATAGCCGGTGATGTGCTTGAGGCGCACCAGCTCTTCCGGCTCTAAGCCAAGCTCATTGCAGACCTGCAGATCGCTCGCGCCGTTCATCAGCATTTCCATGACGATATTGGACATACCGTTAATGGAGTGCTTGCCTCTGGCGCGGTTGTGCCGAACGGTCGAGGCCATGAGATCATTCATGGTTTTGCCATGAAGCACAACACAGGGCAGCTTCCCCTCGCATGAAGCGTAGATGTCTTTGAATCTGCGCATGATGCTGTATCGGTGGAAGCCGTCGACGATAACATACCGGTCTTTCTTTTCGTCGTAGATGGTAACGACGGGCTGCGTGTAGCCGTCCGCTTTGACGGAGCGATAAAGCAGCTTCATCTCCTGCGTGGCGACACTGTTGGGGTTGTAGTCGTTTGCGTGGACCTTTTCAATGGGTATCCACTCGACGCTGTGAATGGGCTGATCTGAAATCATTTCTTGCTGCCCATATATTGCTCAAACTGCGCGGCGTCGCGCTTGCGGTAGGTAGGCGCCTTTTCCCGGATACGGAAGCGGGAGCGGGCATTTGCGTTGTTCGTGCCGTCAATATCGTTCAGGACGATCTCTTTGACATGGACGCGATACCATTCGTCGCCGGTTTGATTCTTCCAGCGGTTACGGAATAGCTCATGGTATTCCGGCTTTACGATATTGACAAGCAGATAGTCGCGGTATTCCTGCCACGAACGGAACGCAAAGGGGAGCTGGCGCGGGATGATGTCGCCGCTGTCAAAGGTATGGGCGAATGTACCGACGCCAGATACGCGACGGATGAACTTGTTGTAGGTGTCCGGCTCAAACTCCTGCAGCATTTCAATCGAGTGCCAGGCGGTTTCGTGGATGAGCGCCGAAACACGCATCGCCTCCTTCGCCAAGCCCCACTGGTATTGCAGATCATAGACGCGATTGTATCCCCAGTGATTCTTTGCGATGGCTGTCCAAATATCGTCATTGGTGAAATCATAGATCGGCCAAAACACCTGACATTTGCCGACCTTCTTCTTGCACCATGTGACGCCCTTGTACCGCGCTTCATGCTGCGTGATGGCAACACGCCGGTTCAAGCTTTCCGTCATGCGCATTCCCACCAGCACGGCACAATTCTCAGAATCGGTGCAGTAGGACGGGAGGACATTGACAAGCTCATGGAATCGGTTTTCGCTGCTGGGGTTTTCCTTGATGGAGAGCGGGTGCTGCGGGTGAATCCAGATCGCTTTGTCATCCGGATTCCAAACACTGATGAAATTCTTCTCCGGGGAGAGCGTGTTTGTGAATTCAAAGGGGATCTGATACCAGTACGGCGTGACTTCGGGCAGCTCCATGATGTGCTGCATATAGTCCACCGTCGCTTGCCACTCAGCTTCCTGATCGAGCCAGAATACCTTGAGCGGCAGACGCCCGCGCTCCTGCGCAACCATAAGCGCCATGCGGAAAAGAACTGTACTGTCCTTGCCGCCGGACATGCTGACGATCACATCGTCGTGGCCGTCGAAGATCATCCGCAGCCGTTCCAATGCTTCATCGAATACGTTGTTTTGCAAGTAGATCATTGCTGCTGACCCCGCGCCGCTCATGTGAGCAACATAGGGTTTCCTCCTTTTTTCGATGTACCCGCAGCCGGCAGCGTTGGCGATACGCCGCAGGTTCGAGCCATCCTCCACGCAAGGAGCATCGTGGAGGCAAGTCCTCCTTCCGAATAAAATGAGCAGCGCCCCCGATCAGGAGCGCCGCCCGGCTTGATTTGGAATTTTACAGTTTACATGAAATCACATCTTAGGGGTGATTGCAAGCGTCACAGCGCGTCAGCACGCGTCATGGCGGGGCAAGTTCCGAGGAAGCGATAACATATGGACTTGACGCCATCCTCGGAATTTCGACCGCCAAGCACACTTGCAACTACCTTCCATGGCATACCTCGAATGAAACGCAGCCGGAATACAAGGCGTGTGGTGTTGTCCTCGATTCCGGCGATCCAGACAGCAATCGTTTCCTCACTTCTGGCAATCTGTTCTTTCAGCGCGTCGCGCTGCGTCTCCATGTCCGCGATCTCCGCGCCGAGGACGCCGACCTTGTCATTGACGCCGGAGGCGTGCGGCATTCCATCCAGCTTCTGCGCCCCGGGAACGGCAGCATTCCACAAGCCCTGAAGCAGTTCTTCCGTTTTCTGAAGCTGCTGGACAAGATCAAGATGCCCATTCAGTTCCGCCAGAGTCATGTGTGCCGCCCCTTTCCATCGTTATTTCGTCTTCTTCCACGCGCGGATCGCAGTCTTCTTCGTACCTTTCGGCTTGCCCACTCTATTGCAATTATAACACCTGACGCAAAACATGGGCGGTGTTCTTGGACGCAGATATACTTCCTCGATCTTGCAGCGACTGTCTGCACCGCAAAATCGGCAGGTCAATTCATCGGTTCTCGGCATAGCGTCACCTCCCAGTCAAAGACTTGCCAAAAGAGAAAAGAGCTTTGGCGAGAACGTCCGCAGAAGCACCATAATTGTAAAAGCAGCTTGAGAGCCGGTCAAATGCATCGCAGATTCTCTCACAACGCAGATATGCGTTATATGCTTGGAAATTGCTGTCGCCGGGTGCCTTGTTCCGCATAAGTCCGTTTGCATGATTTCGGCTATACCCGCGAGCCATCAGCAGCTTAACTGCGCGTTTTCTTGTCATGTGTCTCTTTCCTTCCTGATAAATTTCACGCCACAGTTCCAGCAGAAATTATCGCGAAAACCGTTGACTTTGCTTCTGCAAATCGGGCAGCGGTGCGCTGATATAATTTCTCCCTTGAGGGCAGGCTCGTTGGAATCGCCAGTGTAAATATTGCAAGGGTAACGTACCAGACGGACACCCTCACCATAGGGAAGTCCGAGCAACCTTGACACTGGAATGCTTAATGCTTCTGCGAATCGTTCAATCGTGACTGGCTTTGGATTTCGCGCGTAGCTGGATGTGCTTTCATACTGTGCGATCATTGAGCCAGAAACGCCAATCCTCGCACCAAGTTCAGCTTGTGTCAATCCAGCTTCCTCACGTGCAGCACGGAGCCGTGCAGCAAACTGAGTATCATTCATTGCTCCTCACAGCCTCCTTTTCACGTTCCATACGTTTCTGTTCCATACGTTCCAGCCGATCATCGCTTGCGACAGTCCATTTCCGACGTTCTGCCGCTTTCGGGCGGCGCAGGAAATCAGCTCTGGCATTCGAGGTGTAGGCGGCTGGCATACCCAGCTTTTTCGGCTTAGACATTTTTCTGTTTCTCCAAAGCCCGCTCGGCTTCTTCTAAGCTGAGAAACATGGTTTTGCCAAGCTCGCTTGCCAAAAAGCCATTCGTCTCGCCCCGGTAGTTTTTTGCGGATATGATTATGGTGCGAAGTGTATCTTGGAGGTAAAAGCTATCAGGGTAATGGTTTTTGGATAGATCTTTCCATTTTCAAGGCAGTACAGCGTATCGCCGTATTTGCAGGGAGGCAGCATCACAACGCGCCCTTCTCCATCAGCAGCCAGCAGCTTTCTGATTCGTTCGGCTTTCGATGCATCATCCGCAAATGCGGATTCGATGATAGTCTTGGCGTTTGCCGCCTGTTCCGGTGTCATCCCTGTACCTAAATACTGCCGCAGCAACGGGCAATGCGCTGCTGGAACGGCCGTACAGAATCCGCCTACAGCGGTGCAATTTCCGTTATCGGCGTCTTTGTATTCGCATCTCAAACAATTAACTGCTTCCATCAATATCCTCCAATCGCAAGTTGTTTGTTTTTGTAGCACTGGAAAAGCGTCTGCCCGGAATCGTTTACCATGTACGGCAGAAAAACTTCGTCTATTTGCACCATCTCAGATTCCAAAATCGCCATTTGTGCTGCTACCCAATCTTTGAGGATTCTCCAAGCGACGCGTTCTGCCTGATCGCGGCCGCATTTGACTTTCTGCTTCGCCAGCACAGCCAACACAGCATCGACGTTTGCCGGGAGCCGGATTCCGCGCGGGCCGTCCGGGGTATCGATCAGGAAGGACAGCGACGTTATATGTCCGGAATCGTCATAGTCCTGCATGATTTTCCTCGCGCCATGCTTGACGAGCTGGGCCTGAATCTCGCCGAGCGTCGTAAAGACGTCAACCTTCGTCGTGTAATTCAGAATTGGCATTATTCATACCTCCACATACCCTTTACGCTCCAGCGCCCGCCGTCCTTCAACGTCGGCTTCGAGCGATACCATTTGCGCCAGCGCCAGAACAGAATCTTCGGTGGCTCATTGCGCTGCCAGCACCGAAGTTCCAGCGCATATTCCCGGCGCCGCTCGCGGCGTTTCCACTTTTCACGTCTCTGGCTCATGGTGATCTCCTTTCGCCGCCCGCGTCTGCACACTAGAGGAAACGCGCTTGAATCTCAACCCATCAGCGCCATCCGTCAGAGGGAGCGCACGGCGGCGCTCGATCTCAGAGCGATAATTCCCACAATGTTTGCAGGCATCAGTGATGGCGCGATGGGCGGCACAGCCGCCCAAGACGCACATTTCGGTCAAAACATCACTCATCATCGGAATCCTCCGCAGTTTTGTCCGGCTGCGCACCGTATGTGTCAAAGAGCCGGTGCGTACCTTCGGCCATTTCTTCTTCATCATCCGACTTTTCATAGCCGAGCGTTTCGAGGATTTCATAGATGTGATCTAAGTCCGAATTTTCGCAAAGCTCATATTCGTAGTGGTTCATGTTCCACACGCGCCGGTAGTAGCTCATGTCTTCGTCATCGAGGGCAGAATAGCAGCAGCAGAAAATCAGCTTTTCCGGCTGGGCTTCCGCCGCGCTGCGGACAAAGCCCATGTCGCAAAAATCTTCGTTTTCATCGTCTGGCGAAAGTCTCATGCCGAGGAGCTGGGCGCAGAACCGAGGGTTGATGGAATTGCAGTAGCCACCATCGATTGACTCTGTTGTTGCCACGCAGAACAAAGAGATTTCCTTCATGTGCTGTTTGAATACGCTGTTCGGAAGCTCTTTGATGAAATCCTTGCGCAGTTCAAAATGGGCCTCCGCGGCTTCCGCAAATTCATTTTCGGCCTGTTCGTCTCTGCGGCGCCGTTCCTCGCGGGCTTCGGCTTCGGGGTCTGGCTGCTGCGATTGCTGGCGTTCCCTGTAGAGTGTGATTCCGGTAGAATCCTTCCTGTAAAAGTATCGAACATCACTCGCGTCTTCTGGTATGGTCATTTCTTTCTTCAAATCCCAGCGGCTGTAGCCGGCGTGGTAGACCATATTGACCGTCGTACCGTTGAATTCGCCGCTTCTTTCAATCTGATATGCAAACTTGTCTGCAATTTCAGTCCATTCAGCAAGTTTCTTTTGGATTTCCTGCTCGGAAATCAGGCTTTTCAGAACGCTGTTGAAGTTCGCCGTGCCGATTGCGTCAAGCGCCTTGTTCTTGTCTTCGGGGCTGTCCAGTTTGTCAAGCTCCAAATAGTCATTGAGTGTTGCGCCACGAGCTTCGGCTTTCTGAAATTTCTGGCGGTCGAGGTCGAGCAGCTTCACGCGGCGTCGGATGGTGGTCTGCGAAAAACCGGACTTTTCTGCGATCTCAGCTACGGAATCACCCATGTTGAGCATCATCTGGAAGCCTTGCGCCTGCTCATAGACGGTCAGATCGCTGCGCTGCATATTCTCAACAAGCATGGTCTGAAGCTGCTCGCGCTCGGACATTTCGACCACCACGCACGGCAGCTCCGTCAGGCCCGCAATCTTCGCGGCGGCATAGCGGCGGTGACCGATGATGATGGTAAAGTCCGTATTGGAGTTGTCCGGTTCATCCGGAACGACCGTCAGGTTCTGCAGGATGCCGCTGGCCTTGATGCTTGCGGCAAGCTCCGACAGATCACCGAGATCCTTGCGCGGATTGTCGGAGTGTGGGAAAAGACGGTCGATTGCGATATTTACGATTTGAGGCATTTGTGAATCTCCTTTCAGTTCAGGGGCGCGTTTGCGCTCCGTTTACGCGGCACCAATGCCGCTGCGCTTTTTTCTTCCGCGCCAGCCGGCAGGTTGGGCAGAATGTATTTTCTTTGCGCTCGATGAAAGAACGACCGCAGCGAGCGCAGTGCTGCGGCGGGATTCTGCGGAACTCGGTGCATTCGTCGCAGTTTTCACAGCGGTCACACCCTTTGACTTCATCCCAGTTTGCGCACATGAGCCGCTGCCAGTATGGATTATCGTCAATGTCGTTGATGCGCTTGCGGAGCACTGAGCAGAGCATTTCAAGTGTTTG